GGTCAATACCAACCCTACCCAATCGACGCCTAATCATACGACCTACTCCTAGCTGGAACCAGAGATTAATCCCTGGTTCAATGGCTATGACTCGGTCGATTTTCGACGTCTTTGGGACGGTAACAACTGCATTCCCAACCTGGAACGAAGGCCACTCCTTATTTGACTCAAGGAGTTGGCTCCATCCCGGGTACGCTGAAAGTAAAAATTCAGCTAGGGGGTACAGATCTCGAGTTACACCAGTTTCGAACTGGAATTTCTTGGCCCCGAACGTCTCCTCACCTTTTATGAGGGTTGAAACGCCCGGTCCCCAAGAAGCTAGTTCAACCATTTCAAGAGGACAAAACTCACCCAAAATCTTATCGATTTTTTGACGCATTACGGAAAGTAATGCACCATTACCACGGAATTCTAATCCGTGATAACGACTTTGACTAAGGCAAGCGTTGACTTCCCTACAACTGTCTTCAAATTTTAAGAATTTGTTGACAGCCAGCTCCTTCCGATCAAATGAGGTCGCAAGAAATCGCGACTTCGTCAAAAAGGTCGAAGCTAAGTAGGCATCCCTGAACCTCCCCACAGTTTCATAGTGAAGAGGGTCGCACTCTAACCCAACAAGCTGGTCATACTCATGATACTTAAATAGTATGGCAGCCATCAGACTTCGAGGGCAACTAAGGGCCTCATAGTACCGTTGAACTACTTCAGGTGTTATGCCTGATTGCAACTCACAAGCTCCAAGTTCTTTAAACTTGGTACCAGACTTATTATAAGACATGGTGTTCACTCCTGTTAAAATGCAAAACGACCTAACTAAGGACTAATAGACGTCCTCGAGTAGCGTAACACCGTTAACGAGAGGGCCCGCCACTACAGAAGTAGGCGAGCCATCGCTAGCTGTGATATTCGCAAAAAACAATCCCCTTGCGAGCGAAAGAAACAAGAGCCTTTCGGCACTTGTAGCCCGTTCGGGAATCAGAAAGTCGCAATGCATCTGGAGCTCATAGGCTAGCTTCGGGCCAAAAATGCCCACAGCTGGGTCTATAGTCTCCAAAACAGGAAGGAAGAGCTTGCTACTGACCTTATAGACACGTGACTCCTTAGTCGGTGCCCGTAACGAAAAGGTCAGGCGTGGGTAACCGAGCGGGATTCCTCCAGCACGATTAACCCAACTTGCAACGTTTCCAGGCTTCCACCCTTCAGGGGCGTAAGTAACGTCGCTGGCTATCGTCGCACTCGTGGTAAAACACTCCACGGGATTGTTGATAGTGCCCAGCAGAACTGGAGCTAAAGCAGCCATTTGATGAGTACCTCATTAGATGATTACAGGATAGTTATTTAACAAGCCTACCCTTGAAAGCTTCAGACACCAAGGCTAACGCATTTGTCACGTGACCGAAAGACAGTGGGTTCTTAAAACGAGGAAATTCTGCTTCCGGGAAAGCTAAAAGCTTCGTCCGTTTGCAGTACACCCTCGAACCACCGTATTTCTCGTTAAACCGATAGGCGTAACGATTGCCACCTGACTCAAACGTTTTGCCGATGGACATTCTGGTAGCAGAGGCCCTTCCAAATAACGTAAGGCATCCCTTATCGAAAACAAGACCCGTAGTAGCATCTAAATTCTCAAAGTAGGAGCCCAGTGGAAGGAACCAATCGACCAAAAATGAGTATGGCATTAATTCCCAGAGTATAGCCGCGGGGTTTACTAAGCCCAACGCTTTAGGAGGGGAACCCCCCAATGGCTCTGAAAAATATACTATGTACTTAACATTGTACATATCCGTCTGAGAGTCAACAAGATCAAGATGCGAAAGACTAGTAACATCTTTTCTCGTTTTCCCAATGAAGGCGGAGCCGGTCACCCGAGACCTCATGACAGGATTTACGTGTTTAGCCAAGAATTCGGCTGCACCGTAAACGTCATTCAGAAGAGGTTTCCAACCGTACTGTAATGCCAACCAGTTCTGTGCTAATGAACTGCGAACGCTATTTGCCTCAGTTCGCCCTTTTGGGGAAACTCCGAGGTTTATAGCGGCTTGCCGAATGTTCCCATTGCGTAATGCTATGAAGGACTTCGCAATCTTACGAGCCGAATCGGCTATCAGATTGATGGTTTGTCGCCCTTCTCCAACTGCAACACCTACGTTTACTGAAGAGTTTTTAAGTCTCTTCAATAACGTCTTTGTTGCCTGGCTGGTAAGACGAGACCAAACATCGCTATCGAAAGGAAAAAGAAACCCCGTATTATTATTAACCCAGATGCCCCACTCGTCATCAGTATATACTGCCTTATCACTCAACCGAGTGACAGTCAGATTACTACTTGATGATGACCCCCAATGTTTATCATTTTGATATTCAAAGGGGTTCATCGGAAGAAATAAGCGCTTTCCAGCTCTCATTTCGCGACGATATCCCGGGGTATTAACCGAGTTTCTCAGCCAAGACCCACCAGAAGATGTCTCTAAAGTTGGACCAGTATGAGTAACGGTACCATCAAAATCGATGATCTCGCGCTCCCTGTATCCAACCTGTTGAGCAAAAGAACCGGTTGCCTGACTCAAGACTTTCTCCTTCTGAGCCTTTTCATAGGCTCATCCTCTACAGGGTATAGAGATGCCCAATTAAAAGGCATATCTAGCCATCGCTGGCACACTCTGCATCGCCTCCTTGCGGGTTCATACCGCTCGGAGACTCCTCCTAACGCAACATAAAATTGCAGAAGGAGGCTACGGATAGGAAGATCGATCCGTAGGAACTGCGACACTCCACGAAGCCGGACTAAACATCCGACAAAGAAGAGTAAAAGGCTAAACCAATAGTTTAGATTCGGTATTTCAGTTTCCATAACTATTGATCGCCTCCGCAGTTCATAATGAAGCCCAG